ATACGTGGGCGAACCCTAAGAAAAGGGTTTACGCCTTATGTGCAGGATATACGGGGAGAGCTAACTCAACCACCCTTTGACTTCTTCCCCCAGTACCTTGCCAGCTAGGTTCACCTTGGACCGCAAAGCGTCCAGAACTTTCTCGTCTATGGTATCGGGGGAAACGAGGTCAATGTACGTCACCGACTTAGTTTGACCAATGCGGTGCGCCCTGTCCTCACTCTGTAAGCGTATCTCCAGATCGTAGCTGTTGCTGTAGTAGATCACAGTGTTAGCCGCCGTCAGAGTAATGCCGTAGCCGCCTGTCTTGGGCTGTCCCACAAAGAACCGCAGCGGGCTGTCGGGGTCTTGGAACTCCTCAACAATCTCCTGTCTGCGGTCCTGCGGCGTTGCGCCGTAATAAGTTGCAACCGAATCGGGCCCGAAACGGTTGCGCAGGGCATGTGCTATCCGTTGGAGGTCGTTAGTGTACGTCGCCCAAATGATAGCCTTCCCCGAAAGCTCGTCTGTTATATCCATTAATTCTGGCAGACGGTTGTTCTTTAGTTCCTGTAAATCCCCCACGTCAGGCTGAAACGATCCGCAGCATATCTGTTGGAGCCGCATGATCTGTGTCAAAACACTGGTTGTCGTGGCAATGTTGTCATCGTTAAGATGCGCCAAAGCCAATGACTTCATCTGATCGTACACCCTGCTCTGCTCCGTGGTCAACGGAACGCGGCGCTTTATATACAGTTTATCGGGTAAATCCAAACAATCCTGCTTTAACGTGCGGGTGCTGAACCTCAACAGACGTTCGTTTAATTCGTCCAACCTACGGTATCCCGTTATTTCCTGAAAGCTGCGCGAACCCATTACACGTTTCTGCGTAATCGCGTAGCGGCTTTGGAACGCGTAGAAGCTGGCAAAGCCCAAAGAACTCGGATCAAGGAACCTGCACTGACTGTAGAGGTCCAAAGGTGACTTTGTAATCGGGGAGCCTGTCAGAATGCGCCTGTATTTAATGTGCGGGTTTAACGCCATCAGGTTCTTGGTACGCTGGGCGTTGCGGTTCTTTATAGTGGTGCTTTCATCAACAACAGCCATGTTCTCGGGATTGGCTACCAGAAAACGTCCCGCTGCCCGCGTACCTCGGGGCGATGAGAACGCTTCGACGTTCATTACAAAAAGTTTTAATCCGTCAAACGGTTCGTCAATAAACGTATCCAGTTCCTCGGAGTAGCGTTTTGATGTGGCGGGCGTCCACCGCATGACCTTACGCTTTATATTGTCTGGCAAGTGGGCGGGTATTTCGCCCTGCACCCAGTTGTCGTAGACACCCTTGGGCGCTACAATTAGTGCCGCGTTCAGGTCACCTTCTATATATAGTACGCCTATATTATCTATGGCGACTTTAGATTTACCTGTGCCCATTTCCATGAAGTACGCGTGATACGTTTTGTACCAAGACTCCTCTAGTGCGTCACGCTGATGATCGAAGGGCTGCGTCTTATAATCGTAATCTATCTGTTCCAACATTTGTTCTCCTACGGGGTTGACTGCCTGATATCTTATATGTATATAGGTGTTTGTCAAGGCCGTAAAAAGGGTCTTTTAAACAGGAGTACTAGATGAACGATATTATGAATATGATGGAAGAGGACTTTGAGAAAACTCTCTCTTCTGTAGAAACGCTAGACAACGCAGGTTTGGACACTGTGGCTGGTCTAGCGAGAAAGATCAAGCAGCAACAAGATAAAGTTGAACGGCTTGATCGGGAACTGAAAGACGAAAAGCAAGCACTACTAAAGCTGACAGACGAGGACCTCCCCTCGACTATGGCTGATCTAGGGCTGTCTAGGTTCTCTCTGGATGACGGCAGCACCGTAGAAGTCAAGCCGACATACGGTGCCAGTATCCTAGTCAAAGACCGTCCGGCAGCATACGATTGGCTGCGCGACAACGGGTTTGATGACATTATCAAGAACGTTATCTCCTGCCAGTTTGGCAGAGGTGAAGATGACCAAGCTAGTGCGTTCCACGCGTTCGCGTCTCAACAAGGTTATCCGGCAGACCAGAACGAAAGTATTCATGCGAGTACACTTAAAGCGTTTGTCAAAGAGCGTATCGAAACGGGAGAGGATTTCCCCCACACACTATTCGGAGCCTACGTTGGGCAAAGAGCCGTTATTAAGGGAGCAAAATAATGGGTGCAGTTAAGAAGACAGAAGCAACAGAAATGGTTGAGTTTGACCAAAGTATGTTTGAAGCGGACGCCGGAGTTGGCGTATCGGACATGGGCCAAGACGATCTGGCGCTGCCGTTCCTCAAGCTGATCAGCGGGCTCGACAGCCTGTTAGATGATCCTGACTTTGAGGGCAAGAAAGGTGATATCTACAACACCGTCTCACAGACCGTCCACAAGGGCGCAGACGGCGTAAGGGTCATACCCTGCGTGTATCAGCGTCGTTTCATTCAGTGGGCCCCCAGAGGCGCGGGTTCAGGCGCTCCTATTGCGGTGTTCGAACCTACAGACAAACTGCCCCCGTTCGAGCGTGACCGTGAAACCAACAAAGACATGGTTATCGGTGGTGACGGGTCTTACTTGGAAGAAACGCACCAGCACTTCGTAATCATCCTTAACGAAGACGGGTCTGCGGAAACCGCGCTTATCGCAATGAAAAGCACGGGCCTCAAGAAAAGCCGTAAGTGGAACTCTATGATGAGTTCAATCACTATGAACGGCAAGAACGGTCCCTTCACACCGCCGCGGTTTAGCTCTGTGTATTTGCTAAAGTCCGTCAGTGAAGAAAACAGCAAGGGCAAATGGCATAATTGGGATATGTCCCGCATTGGCCCCGTAGAAGACAAGGGCATCTACAACAGAGCCCGTGAGTTCCGTGCAAGCATTGCTTCAGGGGACGTGGTTGTGAAACACCAAAGTGATGAGGCTGCAAAGCCTGACTTCAATCCAGACGAAGTGCCGTTCTAAGTTTCACAAGGGCCGTAGCTGATGCTGCGGCCCGCTTTCCCAAAGGAAGACCCCATGTCAGCAGAAAAGTTTTCCGCCATCTTTGATGGTCTGAAACAAGCCTACGGCACGTACAAAATAGAAAAAACTCAGTCCAACGGTAAAAATACTGGCAAGGCTAGTATTATCAAGGAACCGCGAACCCCGAAACTCTGGAAGGGCCACCTGTCCGGCAAAGGCACCTCTATAGGCATCATCCCAATTAACGAGGATAATTGCTGCAAGTGGGGCTGCATTGACGTTGACCAATACCCGCTAGACCACAAAGTTCTCATAGAAAAAATACGGGCGCTAAAATTGCCCTTAGTTGTCTGTCGATCAAAGTCCGGCGGCGCACACTGCTACCTGTTCTGTAAAGAATGGATAGAAGCCAAGGACATGCAAAAAGTCCTGACCCACCTGTCCGCGGCCCTCGGGTATGGCGGTAGTGAGATATTCCCCAAGCAGGTTAAACTGCACTTGGATCGCGGGGATGTAGGTAACTTTTTAAACCTGCCTTACTATGACGCAGAAGACGGCCTGAGATACGGTATTCTGGATGACGGCACGTCAGCAACGCTTGAAGAGTTCTTCGGCTTGTACGAGGCGCATGTGCAGACGCCGGAGGAGATAGTCAAACTTCAAATGACTGAAGCGCAGGTCAAAGGGCCGCTTGCCGATGGACCGCCGTGCTTACAGCATCTCACAAAGGTTTTGATTAGCGAAGGCGGAAGAAACAACGGTCTGTACAACATAGGCATTTATCTGCGCAAAGCGTTTCCCGATAGCTGGGAGACAGAGATAATGACGTACAACACCCAGTTCTTAGACCCGCCGTTACCGCTGCCAGAAGTGAACGTTGTTGCAAAGCAAGTTGGCAAAAAGGACTACTCCTACAAATGTTCTGACGCGCCCATAAACGCGCACTGCAACAAAGAACTGTGCCAGACTATGAAGTTTGGGATTGGTGCCGGGGCTCAGAACGCGGCTATCGGAAACCTGCGTAAGTATAACTCAACCCCACCCGTGTGGTTTATGGACGTGAACAGCGAACCTGTTGAACTGGATACTGACGGCCTGATGAACCAAAGCATGTTTCAAAAAGCCTGTATGGAGCAAATTAACTTCATGCCGCGCAGCGTTGCCAAGGCACAGTGGGAAGCGCGGATCAGCACTATGATGCGTGAAATGACCGAGAACCAAAGTGCAATCATCGAAGTGTCCGTTGACGCCTCAGTAGGTGGTCAGTTTTACGACTTCCTAGAGGAGTTCTGTAGCCACATGCAACAGGCCAAAGACAGAGAAGAGATACTGCTTCGCCGTCCGTGGACCGATGAGGAGGAGGGTTACACATATTTTAGGCTCAAGGACTTCGAAGGGTTTTTAAAGAAAAACAAGTTCTTTGAATACAAGTCCCACAAGATCGCCCAGCGTCTGCGCGAGGTGACAGGAGAAAGCTGCTTACTCAAAATAAAAGGTCGCGTGGTACGTCTATGGAAGGTGCCAGCATTTGAAAACGGTGATATAGAATTAAGTACACCACAGTTTCAAGTAAAGGAGAGCCCGTTTTGACCGACAACGTGCTTAAAGAAATGCGTAACAAAGAAATCGTTCGTTTAATTGACGAACAGCGCGTAACCAAGACAGCCGTTGCTAAGTGGTTTGGAATAACCAAGCAACGCGTCCATCAGATATATACTCGGGAGACAAACAATGTATCGGATATTCGGACCTCCGGGGACGGGGAAGACAACAACACTACTGAATAAGATTGATGACGCCCTGCAAAGCGGAGTAGAGCCAACCAAAATTGCTTTCTTAGCCTTCACCAGAAAAGCCGCGGAAGAAGCTAAAGAACGCGCCGCTGCACGGTTTAAGCTGGACCCTAAAAAGGACCTATACTTCTTTCGCACTATACACAGCCTAGCGTTGTCACTGTCGGACATAAGCCCCGAACAAGTAATGCAGCCGTCGGATTACCGCGAACTATCTGAAGGTATGGGCGTACATCTTGTAACCACCAAAAGCGTTAAT